TGGCCCACAGGGCGGCGTTGAACACCCACACCGCGGCGGTGGCCAGGGCCTGGCCGGCGGCGTAAACCCGCATGGCGGCGTTGATCGCCAGGGTCGCGGTGGCCAGGCCGCCCAGCACGCCGGCCAGCAACGTCACCGTGTCCTTGTGCTCGGTGAGGGTGCCGGTGAAGTCCGCGAACTTGGTCATGCCCTCCGCCACGATCGGCAGCAGCACGTCCCCCAGTTGCGCCTTCGCGTTCTCGAACTCCGCCGCCGCCCGCTGCGAGGCGCCGGCCGCGGTGTCCCCCTCACGGGCGAACGCGCCCAACGCCCCGGCCGCCTGCTCGGTGATCAGCGCCAGCGTCGCCTGGGCGCCGGCGTTCCGGGTCGCGGCGTCGGTGGAGGTGTCCAGGCCCAGCGCCGCCACCTTGGCGTCCACCGCCGCCTGGGACAGCGAGATCCCGTAGCGCTCGATCGGGTCCCGCTCACCCTTCAGCGCGGAGGACAGGGCGGCCACCGCGTCCTCGGTGGTGCCGCCGAACGTGGCCGCCAGGTCGGCGCCGACCCCGATCAGCTCCTGGGTCTTGGCCACGTTCTCGTCAATCGGGAACCCCAGCGATTTGAGCTGGGAGCCGATCAGCGCGGCGGCGTCCTGATAGGCGGACTGGGCCAGCCCCACCGCCTGGGCGCCCCGCTTCGCGGCCTGCTCGATGTCCACCGCCCAGTCCCCGAACACCGAGTCGATCGCCCCGGTGGACTGCTGCAACGCCGACGCGGCGTCATAGGCGGCCTTCCCGGCGGCGGCCAGGCCGCCCAGCATCCCGGTCGCGGCCACCGACGCCTTGTCCAGACCGCGCTGGAACCCGGCCACCTTGGACTCCGCCTCGGCGAAACCGGCGCCGGCCTTGGATGCGTCACTGACGATGCGAATGGCGAGTGTCGCGGTCTTACCGGCCACGCCGGCCCCCCTTCTGTCGTTCCCTGGCCTGGTCCTCCAGCAACTGGAGGAACGTCACCAGGTCCTCATCGGTCCAGTGCTCCTGGACCTCGCGGAGTGATTGGCGGGTGACCAGGGCCACCTGGCAGACCAGGCGGCCCCGGCTCCCTACCGGGTAGGGCGGGCCAGGTCGGAGTCGTCCTCCGTCAGCTCCTCCACCTCGACGGCGGCGTCCTCGAACTGAGGGAAGGTCAGAGTGGTCAGGCCGGCGCGGGTGGAGGCGGACCAGGCCAGGAACGTGGCCATCAGGAACGGCACGTCCCGACCGGCGCCCCACTTGTGCCGCGGGGCGGTCTTGTCCCACCGCAGGAAGTCCCGGTTGTCCACCCGGACCTCATAGGGCTCGGCGCCGTCCAGCACCACCCGGCACCGGCGGCCGGGCATCTTCATCTCCCGCGACTTCTCGGTCGCGGCGGCGCGGACGGACGTGCCCGCGGGAGCGTCCGGCGGCTCCAGCTCCTGGGGACGGGTGGACGGGAACGGGTCGGTCAGGTTGTCGGTCATGGCGTAGAGGTCCCTTCTACGGTGGCGATGACGGCCTGGATGGCCTTCAGGTAGGTGTTCTCCCAGGTTTCCTGGGTGCGTTCCGCGGTCTCGGCCAGCCAGGGCTGGGCGGCGATTCCGCGAGACTCGTGACCCCAGTGGATGGGGCCGGCGTAGGGGACGGCCTTACGGCCGGCCCGGACGATCGCGGCGGAGGCGGTGCCCGAGGCGCGCACCGAACCGGCCAGCCGGCCGGTCCGGCGCGGTGCCCGCGGCGCGGACTTCTCCGCCACCATGTCGGCCACCTGCTTGTGGGCGGCCTTCAGGTCCTGCACGTCGATCCCGGCCCGCTTCAGCGAGGCCCGCAACTGGCGGGCCCCGTCCACCTGCAAGGCCGGTTTGGGCACGACTACGCCAGGTCGGCGCCCAGCACCGGGTCCCCGATGCAGGCCCACTCGAAATCGGAGGTCGGGCCGTTCTCCCCGACCGGGCCGCCCACCTTCAGCGGCGCGATCCGAACCATGCCGGTGACGATCCGTCCGGTCGCCTCCGCGGGGGTGAACTGGAACGGCACCACCTCGCCGCGGTGCGCCCACGACCAGTCCACCACGCCGGCGTCGGACAGGTCCTGGATGATCGTGCCGGACAGGGTGGCCGGGTAGGTGGCCGCCCCCGACAGGGTGTCCCCGGACAGGGTGCGCTTGTTGTCCCCGACCTCCTCGGAGAAGTCCACCGCGACCTCGGTCGCCTGGGCGGTCATGTCCATGGTCGAACCCACGTCCCCGCAAACCAGGGTTCCCAGGTCCACCTCGTATGACTGGATGGGCATGTTCGGTCGTGCTCCTCTACAGGGTCAGGTCCACCGGCAGCCGGAAGGCCGGGTGAGGGTTGTTGTTGTGCGGGAACAGGACGGCGGTGTCCACCTCGTCATCCGGGCGGACCACGGTGAGGGTCTTCTCCAGCAGCCCCGCCAGGACCCCGAGGGCCTCCAGGTCGCCACCCATCGGGGCGACCAGCAGCACCGACACCCGGCACCGCCCGGTGCCGGCCAGGGTCAGGGGCCGGGCCGTCTCGGGGGTCACCCACGCACCGGGGACCTCCAGGCGGCGGCGGTCCACGGTGGCCGGCACACCGGCCGCGGTCAGCCGGTCCGCGAGGTCCTGGCAGGCCGGCACGATCCGGGCGGCCCAGGTCACCCGGTCCGCCCCACCGCGTAGGAACCGACCCCGAGCATCATGGCGATGTCGGGCCAGTTGGACTGCACGTAACCGACGCCGCCCTCCAGGCCGAACGTGCCGCCGGTGGCGTCCTTGCGCTTGTCCAGGCGGGCCGCCAGCAGCGCCGCCCCGGTCCGCTGGTGGTCGGCCCACCCGGCCCCACCCGGCCGTAGCCAGGTGGGGACCAGGGAGTTGACCGCCGCCACCATGTCCGCGGCCTCCGCATGATCCGGGGCGCGGCCCAGGATCGCGTTGACCGCCGCGAGGTCGGTCAACGGGCCGGGACCGGTGGGGGCTGACATCAGGCGGCGGGAGCCAGCGGCACCGAGATGATGCCGCCCACCCGCTCCTGGGAGTACCCCACGTAGCCGTAGACGGCGGAGTCGATACCGCCGCGGGCCACGTCCAGGGCCTCCACCCGGATCGGTGCGCCGTTCCCCAGCTCGCGGAACTTGGACGCCCGCTTCACACCGAGGATGACCTCACCGGCCGGGCACTCCGAGGTCCGCATGAAGTTGGCGGGGTCCACCTTCAGCAGCGCCAGGAACGCCGGCAGGTCCAGGGCCGTGAGGTCGGTCATGGTCAGCCAGTCCTGGGTGTTCATCATGATCCAGTCCGGGCCCTGCCGGACCCGGGGGGTGTCCTCCAGGATGGCGGTGCCGAGGGCGGCGGCCTTCAGAACCTGGGTGGGGCCGGCGTCGATCGTCCGGTCCAGCGGCACGTAGGAGGCCGGCACGTTGCCGTCCACCGAGATGTCCCGGGCGTAGGAGACCAGCGCCTCCGCCGCCCACTTGTCCGACAGCTCCCGGTAGCTCTCGGTCTGCTCCCGGTAGAACTCGTCCCAGAACTCGGTGGTCCCGAAGTCCCGGTAGGCGCGGTCGATGTCCCAGCCGCCGGCGCACCGGCGCGCGGTGCCCGGCACCTCCTCCAGCGATACGGGGTTGGTCGGGACCTCGGTCTTGTCACCGGCCCACGCGGCGACCTCGGGGCCGCGGGTCCACTGCCAGGAGGTGAACTTCATGCTCGTGAGCTTGGTGGAGTTGTCCATCAGCTCGGTGAAACGCCGCTGGTAGGAGCCGCCCTCCCAGAGCTTCTGCCCGATCGTGCCCGCGGGGCGCTGGAACATCGGCAGCCCCGAATGGGTGATGTCCTGCAACGCGGCGAGGAGCTGCGCGTTGCCCGGGTCGTGGGCCAGGGCGGCCTGGAGGTTCGCGGCGTGCGCCACCGGGTCCGGGCCGCCGGTCAGCGCCGGACCGGCCGGCACACCCGCGGTGCCCAGCAGGGCGGCGGCGGACGGTTCCGCGGCCGGGGCGGACGGGCCGACCCCGGACGCCTGGAGGTTGCCGAGGGCGGCGACCAGCATCCGCTGGAACTCGGCGGCGTCCATCGGCGGGGCGGCGGTCAGCACCGGCGCGGCCGGGGCGTCGGGGGTGGGGCTGGTCACTGATCGGGCTCCTGTCAGTTCGGCCACCAGGGCGGACGCCCGGGCGGAGTCGTAGGCGCCCACCGGCACGTGGGCGAAGAAGTCGAGGGACCCGGAGACGATGCCGCCGGCCTCGTCCAGCACCAGGTCCGTGGACTCGATCGACAGGCCGTCGCGGGCCCCGTCGTCGATCTCGGCCAGCAGCTGGTCCCCCAGTGGCGTGCGGGCGATCTTCACCCGCCCCCACAGGCCCTCCGGGCGGTCCTCGAACTCCAGCAGCCGGGACACCGCCGGCGGGTCCACACCGGGCCGGTTGTGCCCGTACACGCCGACCACCTTCGCGCCGGCCTTCAGACCTTGGGCGAAGGACCGGCGGACCGGGAACCCGGTGCCCAGGTTGGTGCGGCCCGGCTCATCCCAGGGGACGAGGATGCCCTCCCGGATCCGGTCGTCGGCCGCGCCGGGGGTGGGGGCGGCGGCGTGCAGGGTGCCGCCGGTGAACAGGGTCAGCGAGGTCATGCGGGCAGCTCCTGGGCGGGTGATGTTTCACGTGAAACAGGCGCCGATGTTTCACGCC